AGTTTGAGCTCTCACTCATTTCTGTCACTGACAGATTTATTGTTTCTTCTTAATGTTTGACGGACTGTCTTCTTAAACAGTCGCCTGCACATTGGTTCGTCTTGTTCAGTTTTCAAAGGTCTTTGTCGCCCCTCAAGCGACAACTATCTTAGTATATCATCTCCTTCTCTTCTTGTCAATACCTTTTTTTATCTTTTTTTACTTTTCTTAAACTTTTTCTTTCAATTTGATAGCTGGCAACATTTATTTGTTTTTATTAAAGAAGTTCCCATAGCCAAAAATACAAACATCTAATTTTAGAAATGTCATATGAGATGGATATAATTATTAAAAAAAGGAAGCAAGTAACGAGAAATTAACTTATGGCTTCTTTACTTTTAGGAAGATGGTGGCTGATATTTTTGAAGTCAGTTGGTTCAGCTAAACAAGTTTATCTTATTGTTACCTTAACTAAAGCAAGAAAAACTATCAATCCAACCTTTTCTTTGGCTTATCAAAATGATAATTTCACCACTTTAATGATTAAATTTAATCGGAAAACACTAAAATTTTACAAAGAGAAACCAATCTACACTCTTGACGAAAACGATTTTTTAGGATAAAATAATAAACGTTGTGGCGGTATAGCCAAGTGGTAAGGCACGGCTCTGCAAAAGCTTGATCGTCGGTTCAAATCCGTCTACCGCCTTTCAGTACCTGACTTATCAGGAATTAACCGAATGAAAAGCCCGTAAAGTCGGGCTTTTTTGATTTTCCGTCAGGTTAAATCAGGCTAACTTTAAAAATATTTTGGGGCGAATTTGGGGCGGACTGTTTTTCCTACCTTATTTTTTGCAAAGTATTTATTTCTATTTTCATGGCTTTTTATACAAACAATCGGTCTATTATCATTGAACAGTTGTTAAAATATTTTAGTTTTTATGACAAAACCTCTCTTGCATAGCTATACAATTTTTCGGCAGTCAATAACGTCATTTTATCCATGCTTGTTTTACCACTTCTTAAATCAGCTACAGTTGACCACGGAATCTCTGCTCCTTTAGCAATTGAGCTTGTACTTTCATTACTTTCAAGTAGTTTTTGGATTTCTTCTCTCATTTTGGAATTCTTTCTGATTTCACTTTCGTTTATCCTTTAGGATTACTATAAATACAAAGAACACGAGTACGAATATTGGTAAATATTTCATTTTTTCGTTTGATATGATATAATCAAAGTAGGAGCAGGGGCTTTCGCCCCCGACCTACAAGAGCCTTATTTGAACCGCTTTGCTTTGCGTGGCTTGCGTTCTTTCGGCTCTTTTTTTATTGCCATGATAACACTTGCAATCCCTGTTAACAAGGTTCCCGTTGCTACCATTAAATCGGCAATCTCTGAGATTTTCATATCTTTCCTCCTTTCTGATTATATTATATCACGGTACGCCGTGAATGTCAACATTTTTTACCAACTTTTTTTATTTTTTTTAAAATTTTTACAATAAAAAAGCCCTAGCCAAAGCTAGGGTTTACTGTTATCCATAAAGCAAATGATTGACATCCCAAACCGACAGCCAAATTTGACCACTTGCTGCAAGAGTAACGTGTCGCCAATAGTAGCTACCAGAGCCATAAGCTCCTGGACCATCTGACACGACCTTGTCAGGATTGATGACGAAGTAGCTACCTACTCGGGTTTCCTGATCAGCCAGCACGTTGCCATTGCTGTCCACAATGTCAATGTCCGCAACATCAATCCCGTTATCCGTCCAGTCAAAGTCAGTCGGACAGAGGCCATCACAACGAACTTGCCAAATTCCGTTGACAAACTGCAAGTCATTGACTTGATAGACTTTTAGTTTGTTACTTGTTTGTGGTTGAGCTGGTGTAGCCTGCGCTTGTGCGTTTAAACGGTAGACTGTTTCGCGAGGTCGTCCGTTGATTTCCCAAATTTGATTATAGTCGTTTTCGGTCACGCCGTCGTAGCCAGAATTACAGTGGATCATGGTTGTAGGGCCCGTCATAATCACAACATGCCCAAACGCACCTAACGAGCTAGACATATCACGAGGCCCCCAAATAACCACATCGCCCCTTTGAGCGTCAAAAGAGCCGTCTACACCGTCATAGACGCAATTGTACCCGATTGTAGGTAAATTGCTCTTCAGCGTCTCTGTGTTGTTGTTAAGGCTCAATCCGACTGCTTTACTAACTGCAGAACTACAATCGTACTCAATTCGACCGTCTCGGTCTGCGTCATTTCCATAACGGTCGCCCATGTCATAGTAAACAGGGGTAGCGGCTAAGTTGCGCATTTCTGCAATACTAGATTCAATACTCATATTTTATTCTCCTTTTATTTCGATGATGCGCAAATTGCGCAAATGATAAATCCCAAAACTGCTCCTATCACGAATGTTACAGCATAGGTCATGACTCATCATCTCCTTTGTCAATCAATTTTTGCAAAGCTTTGACAATGGGCTGAAAAATAGCAACATATCCTTTCATCTTACGGTAATTCTCGATGAGAGATTGAAATGTGAAGACTAGATAGCCCAAATAAATTGAGTATAGGAAGGCAAAGCCCGTCTTTTCAGGTAATAGTACAGACATTGGAATAAGCACTAGCAAAATAAAAACACCAATGACTTTTCTAAGCAAACCATTGATGCCAATTTTGCTTTTATATTCAATATCTGGATTGATAATTGCTGCAAATGTACCTGTCGCAAAATCAATGATTTCTAAAATGACGATAAGCGCCAAAGCATATAAAATTAAGCTGTCCTCAGTACGAGTGAAGGCCCTTAAAAAACTAAAAAATGTAAAATTCATGTGTTTCTCCTTCTTTATCCTCTATAATCTTTAAAATAGTTAATATTATCTCTAATAGCTTGTAATGTTAGTTTTTCAAACGAAGTTGCCATTGCAGCATAGCTAATAGCAACTGGATGACCTTTATCCATCAAATCATTTTTAAACTGAGCCGATGCTAAAAATGGATCATCTTGATGTCTAAGTAGCGGCAGTCCGAAATGAGCTGCAATGTTTTTTGTCGCGATATAAAATGGATCGGTATCACCAGACGACCAAGCTGAATCAATCAAGATAATTTTTGCATGGGGCGCTTTAAATTGAACTGCTTTAATAATTTTGGCATAGTTTCCATAAAATGTATCTGAACCGTTCTCAATATCTACTTCTGTACCGATGTACGATGTACCAAGCTTATCTTTGTCGTTTATGCCTAGACTAATGTAGTACAGATTTTGGGGCTCAGAAGCATTCAACTTTTCAAGCCCAATTGGCTTACTTAACCAACTTCTTGTAGTTAGTCCTCCACGACTAAAATTAGTACAAGACACACCGTTTTTTCTGGCCAACACTTGCCCCCATGAAATGCTGTATTTATCAATGCCATCACCATCTGGATATATTTCACCGCTAGAATAGCTATCTCCGATTACACCAATTTTTTCAAATAAAGCAATAGAAGGTTGAAATGGTTCTCTCATAGCAACCACGTCTTCTTCTGTCAAACTCTTTTTCCAATCTGACCACTGATTTTTCCCAGTAATGTACCAATAGATACGATGATACATCGTACCATCTTTTTGAATAAGAATTTGAAACATGCCTGGGAATGAATTTTTAGAGTAACTAATAGTCATAACGGTCGCACCACCCACATAACTATTATCAGGTTTGTTTTCTACCTCACCATAATGTGCATAAGTCAGAATAGTATTTGGTTTTAAAGTATTTAAATCATTGTATGGAGGGACTAAATCTTCTTTATCAATAATTTGTTTATCGCCAGAAACAATACTATTATCTCGACTAATAATTTGCCAATCCGTCCACTGATCTACTTCATTTTTTCGCCAAAAAACACGATTAAACATTGTACCATCTGATTGGGTTAAAATCTGAGTTGCTCCAAGTTTGCTCTTACCATGATAATTAACTGTTTGCACATTGGCGCCTCCTATATAATCATTATCAGGTTTATGAGCTACTTTTTTATAAAACGCATATAAAACAATTGAATTTACCGGTAACGTGTCTAAATCATTGTATGGAGGGACTAAATCCTCAACTGAACTAATCTGAATTTCACCAGTTAAAGCATTGGTGAATTGATTGCGAATTGCTTGTCCAGCACTAACATACGTATTACCGTCAGCACCAATTCGAATGTCTGTTAATTCGCTTGGTACACTTCCATTTCCTGCGTTAGCGATAAGATTATCAATTCGAGAATTATTTTTTTGGATATCAGAAAAAGAATTTGCTAAATCACCATCAATACCTTGCAAACGGTCAGATAATGTATTAGCGTTCCCTCTTGCTTTTGCAACCTCCATATTTGTGTTTCCATCAAATGTTGCATCTTCATAAACTTGTTCTATTCCATCATGAATTGCTTTTCTAACATCGCGACCGAAAACTCCTTTTTTTATGATGTCTAAATATTTGTCAATTCCTGCCATTAACTCTCTCCTTCTGTTTTTTCAGGTTCGGTTGGCTTTGTGTCTGGATTTTGTTTTGCCATTTCTTCCTGAATTTTTTTCAAAGCTTCCTCTGTTGCTTCCAGTCGTTGTTTGGAAACTAGATTTTGTGTACGTTGTCTGATAAGTTCTGCTTGATACTCTTCAGCAGATTTGAATTTGTCACCAATAGTTAAAGTTGATTTTTCAACTTTGGAGATGTCAATCTGACGACTGACAATTCTAAGACGTTCATCAATTCCCATGACAGGATTGATGACTGGGTAAGTATTTCCTTCAACCAGTTCATCAAAATTCGGTTTAATAAGATTAAGATTGATAGCATCTAACGTATATTGATAATTCGCTGTTTTTTGATTTTTCATCACTTCCTCAGCAGCCTTTTTCAGAGCTGTTGGATCTGTTTCATCATCTAGTGTGAGGTTATCACATTTTATCCCAAATTCGTCTATCAAATCAGGTCTATCAATATAATCTCTACCACCATTAACACTAGCAATAGTTAGACGCTCCCCTGTGTTCTCATTACGCCTTCCAAGCGGCACAAGTCTAGTCTTGATTTCATCTGGATTAAGCTTTTGAGAATTTCTGACCATATTAACCGTTAATTTAATAGCTGTATTGCTATCAGTTCCAATCTTTTTCTTTATATCAAGATAACGGACACCATTTTCACGTCTGACTTGCATTTCCAGGCTAAATTTATCAATGATAAGCTCGGTGATAATTGCTAAAGTGGTCTTCGTAGCGTCAATTTCACACTCAATATAGTCATTTCCACTAATAAAATCAGTAATCTTCCCAATCTGAAAAGATTTGTAGTTCTCAGTCATTTGATTATGATAACCTAACAGGCGCTGCAAGAGTGCGCGTTTTCCACCTTTGAAAATAAGTGGCTTTTGCTTACTATCATTTAGAAAATCAAGTTCACTTTTTGCATTATATGTAAATGACGTGATACCAGACTCAACCATATCTTTAGCAATTGGTCCAATGCGACCATAAAAGACCTCTTTGTCAGTTACTTCATTAACAACTTGTACTAATGTGAGTAGAGGTCTGATTTTAGACTTATAACCGTCATTATTTGGCAAAAACTGGAAGTCAAACTGACCAACCTTGTTGATTTCCAGTTTGATAACACCTGTCAACAATTTATTTCCACCTGTATAAGGATTATGAATGATCGTTTCACGTCCATCGTTTATTAAAGTTACTCGATACATTAGATTAACTCCTTAAACCACTTAAAGCTAATTTTCCCAGTTCCCACAATGTGAATTTCATTCATATCTGACAGTGTCAAATAATCATAGATACGACTTCCTACGCTAATACTGTGCTCATTTCCATCAAGCGTTAGTTTAAACGGTGCTGTTGCCGTGATTTCTGGACGAGCTAGACTAATACCGTTATTATAGAGCAGAATAGTCGTTTCTCCCTTAACATCAAAGGAGACATCTTGTAATACATCAAGTTCAAAGTTGATATCATCCCAAATATCACTTCCTTCAGCTTTTTCCGAAATCATAAAAGGATAAGCCGTGAAAGTGACTTTCAAGACTCCATGGCTCCAATCTTCAACAAATGATGAACTACCTTGAACCTCAGCCATAAAATAATAACCAGGATAGGCATCATCAATGAGTTTAGTATATCCAGTCGTTCCCATAAGCCAGTTAATTGCTTTGGTTTTTGTCATATTCATGGCTTCTTTAGTTCCATAAATGTTATTTTGAATTTGGATATTGTAGGTTAGTTTCCGTTGTTCATATAACTGGCCACCATAAACGGTTGAGAAATCATAGACTTCATTTGAAAATGGCACTTGTATAGTGACTTTCTTCTTATCTGGAATGCCAATTTCTTTATCTTCAAGCAGAATCAATCCCTCATCATCGAATGAATGCCTGCCATTGAATGTAATGCCATAATGTTTCATAGACATTAAATTGTTCCTCCACTTTCTATAATTCTCAGACGATCAGCTTGTGCATCAGAGATGTAACCTACCATCAACTTAGCAAATGTCTTCCCATCAACGTTTAAGATAATTGGTTGAGGTTCTTGTTTAGGAACATTAACCACTATCTTATCTGTGACTGTTGACATAATGCGATCTGCAATCATACCAAGCGTGCTTTCATTAAGTGGTAATACAGCTTCAGCACCTGCTTCGCCACCAACCATAAGATTAGTACCATTCATCCCAAAAGCAGTTGGTTTTGTCAAAATACCACCTTTAGCGTACCACTCAACTCCTATACTAGGAAGGGAGCCTTCACCACCGAACCCCCAAGGTGCTTTTCCTCCACTTACAGTAAAGTGAGGAATTTGGGGTTTAGGTAGTGACCATTTGAAATCAAATAATCTTTTCATAGCTTCAATGGTATTTTTTACAATATTTTTAGCACCATTGATTGTGTTTGAAATAGTATCTTTAATACCATTCCAAATATATTGAGTCGTAAGAAGCATGCCGTTCCAAATGTTTGAAATTGTATTTTTTATACCGTTAAAAATATTTGAAGCTGTTGTGGAAATTGTATTCCACAAATTTGACAAAAAGTTCCAGATAGCATTCCAGACGGACATAACGGTATTATAGATACTGTTCCAAATAAACTGCAGTGTCATCATAATGGCATTCCAGACGTTGGATGCTGTGCTTGAGATGGTATTCCATAGATTTGATAAAAAGTTAGCCACTGCATTAAAAACATTCATCACAGCGTTGTAGATGTTATTCCAAATACCACTTAATGTCGATAAAATGGAATTCCAAATATTTGAAGCTGTGTTATGGATTGACTGACCAACACCACTCAAATAGCTCACAATAGAAGACCAAATGCTTTGAACAACTGATACGATTGCAGCAAGTACAGTGGAAACAACCTGTTTCATTGCTTGCCATGAATTTGTGAACGTTGCTTTTAATGCTTCAAGTGCTGTATTGACAATTGCTTTCACACTTTCAATAAAGACTTTAGCAGTATCTTTGAGAGTTTGCCACGCACCTTTCCAGTCACCATTTATAACTTGCATAATTGCTTTAATAATACCCAACACAACATTCAGCGTAGTGGAAATAATTGTCTTAACAATCGTCCAAGTTGTTTTGATTGTTGTTTTTATATTGGTCATTGCTGCTTTAATTATTGGACCAATCACTTTCATGACTATCTTGATGATTTTCTGGATGTTGTTCCAAACAATTCTAGTTGTTGATTGGATTAGTTTCTGATTATCTTTCCACCATTTGGTTAAGTTCCCCCAAATACTCATGATAAAAGATGAAATTTCAGAAATAATATTCTTAAATATTTTTAGAATGCTATTCCAAATCTGAGTAACAGCATTCCTAAATTCTTTGTTATTATCCCAAAGAGTTTTAAAAGCTATAACCAATAGAGCAATAACTGCAATAACTCCTAGTATTATTCCTGCAATAGGTAAGAAAGCAGCAACTAATCCACCTATAGTCGTTTCTGCTGCCAATGCTGCGGCTTGAAGGGCTAAAAATACAGGCAACAGAGCTCCAACGACAGTAACACCTAAAGCAAAAATAACAATAAACTGTTTAACTGGAGCTGACAAGTGGCTAAACCATTCAGCCACTTGTTTTAAAATTTTTCCTAAAGATTTTAAAACAGGTGCTAGAGTCTCAGCGATAGCAGCTCCAACTTCTGACATAGCTTTCTTTGCAGTATTTTGAGCTACTGTAAACTCATCTATTGGATCAAGCGTTTCATTGTATGTATTTCCGACAACACCTGATGAATTTTCGGCAGCTTTAGCAAGGTCATCAAATGAAAGGGTTCCACGTTTAATAGCATCAACCATTCGTGAAGCACCTTTTGTTCCAAAAATCTCAGAAGCTGCTGTTAATGCTTCGGTTTCATTTGTGCTATTTTTTATTTTCTCAACGGTCTCAGCAAGTCCATCTTTTAGCGACTTCCCATTTTTAGCATAAGTGACAGAAGCTTTTGATAAAGAACCTAACGCAGCAGACGAATCGACACCTGCTTGCTCAAATTTACCCATAAGGGTAACACCTTCATTAAAAGATAAACCTAATTGCTTGATTTGAGGTGCGCCAGCAATTGCCTTACTCATTAAGTCTTGCACACCAACACCTGTAGCTTGTGAAGTATAGGTAACTGTATCAAGAACACTATTCAGGTCACTTGCTTGCAGTCCATAAGCTTCAATTGCTTGTTTAGCTGATACTGCTGTATCAGTTACATCAGCACCATTGATATCCGCAAACTTAATCAGATATTCAGAGGCTGATTGTAATGCATCGCCAGTCAAACCAAATTGAGTATTCAACTCTCCTACAGCGCTACCCGCTGTTTTAAAATCTGTCGGAATAGATGTAGTAAGGTTGCTAGCAATATCTTGCATATCAGCTAACGCTTGACCACTAGCTCCTGTTTTTGTTGTGATGGTATCCATACCTTCATCAACTTCTCTAAAGGCATCCAAAGCATTTTTTCCGATGTCTACAAGTTTGTCTGAAGCGGCAGATAGCTTATCGCTAAAATCATTGATAAGGTCAGCTTTCAAGAGATTATTCGTTTCTTCTTGCAAACCTTTCATTGTCTTAGTATTATTCTCTACAGCCTGACCATTACCAGCTAATGCCTGATTAACATTTTCTAACTTATTCTCATAACTACCTAGAATATTCTTTGTCTGCTCAACTTCACGCTGAAAGGCTCGATACTGTTCTGCTCCTATCTCGCCAGATTTGAACTGTGATTCAACTTGTGATTGAGCATGACGCAACGTTTCAAGTTTTTCTTTGTTAGTAGCAATTTGCTTTCCTAACAGTTCTTGTTTCTGCGTCAGCAAGACAACATTTCCTGGGTCAAATTTTAAAGCTTTATCAATTTCTTTGATTTCTCTTGAAGTCTTAACAGAACTATCATTAACACCTTTCAAAGCTTTTTCAAGCGGTTGGGTATTGCCACCAATTTCAATGGTTATCCCTTTGATTTTTCCAGCCATATATCTCCTTTCTTTGAAAATAAAAGCCGTCAAAATGACGGCCCGTTATTAAAATGAATTAAAATCTGATTGACTAGCTTTGCGAGTTGGTCCAGAATTTCCTTCTGAGTTTTCGGTTCGTGCGTTGATGTAGTCTGTCTGGTAATCCAAAGCCATGCCCATTGAAATTTCTTTGAGTTCGTCTAATGACAAGCCTGTCTCTTTGCAGCAAGCCAGGTAGGACTCTACTGTGAATACCTCATTGCTTGCATTGGTGGAGTCATCGACTTTTTTTTAGTTGCCATATTATCCTCAAGCATTTCCATCATGATAGGTGCAATTTCTGAAATTGGGAAACGTTCCATTTTTTGGAAATACTGTTCAAAAGGCTCTGTTTGTGGGTTAGCCGATTTGACAAAGACCCAAAATAAACGTTGGAAAAAGGTCATATCAAAGTTTTTTAACGCTGACATATCAAGTTCAGTAACGTTTTGATTTCCTTCAGCTGCTTTAATCATGTTCATCATCTGTTCGCCCTCAAACATATTCAGCATATCCTGAAAATAGTCACGACCAAATTGATTTTTGTACGCAATTGGAGTAAAAGCGTTTGTCACTAAACGATAATCAATACCATCAATTTCAATAGTGCGTTCCATTATCGACCTCCTGGATTCTCAACTTTAGCAGCTGGCTCATGCACGGACTTAAACCAGTTATTGTAAACTTCATCTGTTGTGTCTTTTGTTGTGCGATTCTTAACACGTTTATCAATTGGTCGAGGAGTTGCAGAAAATTCCAGCTCTACCGTATTAACATCACTTCCTTTTGTCTGTGACCCACCTTTTGGACGACTAGCCTTACAATAATAAAGTACATGTCGAGTTTGCAGTTTATCCCCTTCAAATTGAAACATAAGTGCAAAGCGCGAAGTGACTGCATTTGAGATTTCAGAGACAGTACCGTCTTCTTCCAAAACCTCTCCTAAAACTTTCATTAAGAAACTTTCTGTAAGTTTTGCGAAAGTGGCCGTTCCTGTATACCCAAGATTGGTTTCGCCGCCAAAATATTCAGTGTTATCCGCATTAAATGTCATTGTTTCACCTTTTGGTTCTAATTCTAGCTTATTAGCACCAGGTAATGGTTCTGGCGTACCATAGGTAATTTTCCCATCTTCAGCTTCTGTGATTGTTGCCCAGTGGACATTTTCCAGTCCATATTCGACTTTGTTATTTTGTTTAGTCATAGATTCCTCCTTAAATTAAATAGACAACATAAGAGACCTGATAAAGTCCTTCGCTGTCTAGCTGGCTTTCATTATCAAATTCAAAAAAGAGCTTGTTTTCTGTCAACAGGTTCTCAAGTTTCAATTCTAATGCTTCGTCTTTTTTAGTCGTAATCAGTTCGACGATAACTGATTCGGTTGTAAAATAAGGCTGATTGTCAGCATTGAAATTTTCTTTACCAAGCTGATAATAGACTGCGTAAGGCGGCTTAGGATTTTCTCCTCTTTTAAAAGACCTATACCTTATTGGAATTCCAAGAGTTTTTAACTTAGTAGCAAATTCAGCTTTTAAAATCACTTCCCTAACCTCATTATCCGTTCTTCAAATTTTTCTATAGCATGCTGTTCTGCTGGAGCGATATGCACATGTGCCTTGGCACGTCCACCATTTTTCAAGACGTGACCATATTCCAACAAGTGCGTCAAGCGGTAATGTGGAGCCTTTACATGAGCTACCCATGTTCCTTTCTTGTCTCTTTTCTTTGCCCAGCTTTTAGCATACTTGCCTTTTCTTTTTGGAGATGTGGCTCTCAATTCTTCAACAGTTTCTGTTATGACTTCTTCTGCAGCCTGATCTACTTCTTCTGCAATCTCATCAGAGTACTCAGAAAGAGCTTTGGCAATTTCATCAGATAGATTATTGCTCATCGGTAGACTCCATTTCTTCAAAAATAGCTTCACATGTTAGTTCAATGATTTCTGGACTTTTATCAAAAGTTTTTAGTACTTTGTAACGCTTCCCATTAAATTCAAGATAGTTTTGGTTCTTATATTCAAATGAATGCACTTCTAAAACCATACTTGGTTTCAGACCAGCTTGTGAAGCAAAGTAAAACTCTGAGCGCGTCAATGAACGTTTATTACAAAGGATTTCATATTTTGTTTCTGAAAATATTGGTTGTAATAGGTCATCTTCTTCGGTCACGACTTTTCCAATCAAAACAACACTATCATTCCAAGCCATTATCTCCACCTTTAGATTCAACCTTTTTATCATGCTTTGATTTACTGACGATTTCAACCAGAGCAAAATCTTTTGCTAAGTTTAGTTTAGTAACAGTGTCTAGCGATGTCTCAAAGGTATCTCCCATTTGACGGATTCCTGTATCACTTTTAGCATCCGCAAAATTAACCAAAGCTTTAACAATCACATTTTTTGATTTGTTCATTTTTCCTCCTTTGAGTTAGAACTAACCTGCAGATTATGCAATCGCCATTGAAGGTGACGTGGCATGTCCACGCCTCCTTCATAGCGGTAAGCAGCAAAGTCCACTACAAACATTTCGTGATCAGCTCGAGAGCTATCAAGTGTAACTCCAAGATTTTCTTTCAGCTCAGCGATGACCCCTGAAATGATTTTTTGTAGTGGCTTGTCTCTCAAATTAGTAGAAATACCTAATTTGAGTTTGAGCAACTCTAAAAGCTGACCCTCATCCATGTTTAGTCCTCGACTTTCTTACTTGCTCGTTTACCCTTCGACTTTTCGGTAGTCGCTGGCTCTTCTGGGACTTCTTCGGAAGTTTCAGGACTTTCCTCAGCCACCTCCTCTTTGTCGTCCACTTCTTCAACGCTTACCTCTTGCTCATCAGCAACAGCGATAAAGATAGAGCCGGCCGAGTTGTAGCCTGTTAAAAGGCTACTAATAAACTCTTCTGACGGATCGTGGCCCTCACGAGGAAAACTATCACCAACTACGTAGTCATGTTTTTCAGGATCATTCAAGTCCTTAAAAGAGCGAATTACTTTATAACTCATGCTTTACCTCCTTACGATACCGCATCGGTATAGGTGCCAAATACACCTGCATCACCATCTGTTTTCTTAACATCAAAACGTAGATAAGACGCAAGGTTCTTGCCAAATCGTTTGTTGTCTTCCCAGTTTACAGTCAACTCCATGCGATCAAACAAGGTCAAAAAGTACTCAACATCACCGATGAAATACTTCATGTCGCCTTCGTTGCCAAACAAAGTATCTTCAACCGTGTAAATGGTTTTTCCAGAGAAAGAGTAACCAGTTGGTGACGTAATGTCAGGTTGCAGCATGTAACGACCGTCTTTATCTTTTACTTTATCCAAAGCGTTAAACATAGAGTCGGTTACGACAAGAACTTTTTTGTAAACAGATGAGATTTTGACATTGAGGATGTCTTTAAGACCATCATAACCAGAAGCATTCACGGCCGTAGCGGTTTTCAGCACATCTGCCACGATTGCCAACTTGGTTTGTTCATCTTGGTCCTGGATATCATCTTGCATGATGCTGATGAGGTCATACTGTGCATCATCAATAGCTTCGCGAGAAAGCGGCAGCTCACCACGATATGTCTTTATTTTGTAGTCAACTTCTGTAATTTTTGTTTTTCCAAGTTCTGGATTGTCTTCAAGTTCCCCAACTTCAGTCATCTTGCGTTTGGATTTTTTGAGCACAGGATAAGATCCTGAGCCGCTATTTACTTTCACGATATGGATAAGATTGAGTAGTGGATTCTGACGATCAGGTGCTTTTTGAGGTTGCAGGACCTCTTTAGGAATGATGGCACCAATATCAGTAGTTTTAACCCCTTCACGTTTTTGACCCATAGAGCGCACGTAAGCAAGCACGGCTTCGCGTTTTTCCATCTTTTGTTTTCCTCCACGTTCTCCAGCTGCAGGTGACTTGCTATTTTGCTCGTCAATCTGCTTTTGAAGTTCTTCAATTTCTTTTTCCAGCTGTTCTTTTTCAGCTTCTTTAGCTTCCAATTCTGTTTTGAGTTCTTCAAGAGTTTTTTCAACTGCTGACACTTCTTCTTCAGTTTCAGCACGTTCCAGCTTCTCAGCTTCAAGAGCTGAGCGTTTGTTCAAGTCCTTGATGAACTCTTCAAGTTCGACTACTTTTGTAGCCTTGGCACGCATACGAGCACCAAAAATTAAAGCTTTATTCATAGTTTAAATTTCTCCTTAATTTCTTTCTTACGCTTATCAAGCGTCTCACGTTTCGCACGACGTTGACTTTCAAAGTCTTGCCGCCGTGCAGCGATTTCCGTCTGTGGATATGCTGGGAAAGTACATGGACTAACTTCAAAGATTTCAAGTTCCAAGATAGTGTCCAAGTAAGATCCGTCATCACGCTCTTCCGTATTGATTTTGATAGGCATAAAGCCGAAGCTACAGCCAACCACATCACCACGCTGAACGCGAGCATACGCACCGACTGCTTGTGGATCGTTTCGGTTGATGATGATATCTCCAAAAAGACCGACATCATCGACGCCCAAAGTCACCGTTCCATTGCCAGTTCGCCCTAAAACCAAGCTATCGTCATGGTTAAAAAGAGCTCTGATGTCCGCGTCTTTGATTGCCTTCTCCACGCCATCGCGCTTGATAACCTCAAAGTATCCCGGCCACAGTTCGGTTACTTCATCAAACTTGATAAAGTAGCCACTCAACACCAAATCCCCCGATTCCCGCTCTTCGCGAGTTTGAAACTGAGTGGCGATATACGCATTACGTTTCTTCATCAGTATTACCTCCTTCCTTGATTAGTTTGCTCTGATTGCCTAACTCACCTTGCGGCAGATAGTTTTCGAGAACGATAATTTCATCCATTTCAGGATCTGGAGTCATACCGACCCAATCACGCCACTCATTTCGACGCATAGCAGCACTATCTGTCATCTGCTTAGCTACAGATGACAACTCTGTGATGTCGTAAGAGTAGAGCGATCGTGGATTGAGCTTGAAGTAACGACTGCTAGATACTAGCAAGTCTCTTGTTAGCGTCTGAGTGATGGTCGTAGCAATGCTCATGATTGTTGTATTGACAAAGTTGTTGTACTCAGCCTTGTTGAAATCACCAACGCCCAAAACAAAAGCTGGCACTCCCAAAAGTCCAGCAACTGTTTTCTTGTCAATTTCGACCGACTCATTAAGAGCGATATCGTTTAGACTCAACGGCTTGACCTGCTGAACCTCCATCAAAGCGTCTGGTATGATCCACGGCTCACCTACTTGACTAGTTTCTAAGTATTTCTTAGCAATCCTGTCACGCCCATCTTGACTGCCTAACTCATCACTAGACGAATCCACCTTGACAATAAGACTGGGAACGTTCTTGCCACTCATAAACCCTTTTTTAGTCTGAGTAGCCAAGTTCAGATTGCGGACAATGTCTCTCAAAGCCAAGCGATACCCAGTGCCGACAAAAGGATTGTCGGGATCAGGATTGATAACAAAGTGAACTACCTCATCAGGCTCGTATTCAACCCCTCGATATTGGATAACGTAGGACAATTTATTGGATTTAAAAGAGACCTCATCCATTGGAAAGGGTCTCAGATTTTCTATATAGTCTGTTGTCGGGTTATACTCTACATGTAGCACAGAATTCCCATCACCAAACAGCAACAAATCACGGACAATTTTAAAAATCCATGTCTTTCTAGTCATATGCTCACACGGATTGACATCAATCTTCCGAGCTAGACCATCTTTGACACGAATATCTCCTTTGTCCGTGTTCTCCATCAGATGAATGGTCATGTTAGATACCATATCCGCAATTTTATTGACAGCCATAATCACATCAGGATTTCTAGCCAGTGGCACATAGCCATCACCATCGATAAACAACCCCAAATCAGACTGACCAATCACATTGACAGCAGACTGCGACTTCCTCCGCTTCCAAAGCTTATCAAACAATCCCATAATTCCTCACCTCCTTTCTGTCATTAAAAGAATTCCATTACGTTCTGGTTCTTGCCAAGATGAGCAAGAGCCTGAATACAAGCAAAAACACTGGCATCGAACAAGTCAATCCTTGCAGTACCACCGTCGCCATCTAATTTTTCATATTGCACAGCATCATCCACCTTTTCAATTGCTCTGACATTGCTCACACAGTATTCATAAGCATCAGAATGAAGATAGTAAAACTCTTTATTCTTAACCTTGAACTCAATCCGTCTGAATCCCTCTGATTTCAGATAGAAAAGCTGAGGCTGGTCAATCATCTTGAACCTAGCCTTTTTCATCTTGGTCAAAAATTCACGACCGAACTTTCTATCCATGCCAACAGCAGCAATCTTAAATCCTTTCTGTCTCATATCGATAAACCACTTGACAATATCATCATAAAGTACAGTTGGAGTGTTGCTCATCGTCAACCAACCATCTTCCTTCCAGCCGAACAGCGGGATTCCATCGTCATTGGCCTTTTTCTGAGCGTTCACACGAGGGAAGAAAGCATGAGTGATACAGATATCGATATCCTTCTCACCGTCATTATAGATGCCGTACAACGCCGCAGCCGTCAAGTCATGTAACCTTGACAAGTCTGCCCCGCCATACCACTTAATAGGCAAGCGTGCCAGCTCTTCCAAGCTCCAATCATAACAATCATCCGAGGCTATGAATTCATCAGGATTGAAATAGGCATTCATAGAGTTTGTAAAGACATTCAATGTCTTGTTAAAAAACTCATTCCTAGTCTGTGGATCATTCATAGCTTGCTCAGCTTCAGCTCTAAGAGCAGGCATGGACACCGTGACACCCCATGAAGGGTTAGCCATCTTCAAAACATTGTCATCCAGATAGTCGCCAACATCTCCATCCGTGCCTTGATTAGCCTTGCAGATAAAGATAAACAGCGACTCATCTGTGACAAGCTGTTTGAGGACCTTTTGACAGTACTTCAAGCGGTTAGCGAGGAAACCAGTCGGGATATCCCCAGCCGTAGAGATAACAAAAAGCATACTGTTTCGGTATGCTGACATTGTTTTCTTCATGAGACCATATTTTTTTGAATTTCGCATGGTGTGAGCCTCGTCAATAACAGTGACATTGCCGTTAAGAGAGTCCAGACGGCTCTCATCGTTGGCTAGCGCCTGGATGTAGAAAGAGCCATCATCACCGAAATTAGCAGTGATAGAGTGCTCCTGATTATTGTCCTTGATACGGATAGATTTGTCATTCCACCGCTCCACGTTAAACTTAATAAAGTTGAACGCTTCTAAAGCCTGCTTAACCGAATTAGCCACGATGTAGCATTTTGACCCACTGTCAGCATCCAATATCTGATAAGCCAAAGCAATCGCAGCGGTGAATGAAGTCTTTCCATTTTTCCGTGGCACCATAATAAGCGTTTCTTTGAAACGTCTCTCGTTCGTCCCTTTGTAGTAAAATCCAAAAAGATTAACGACTACAAAGTGCTGCCATGGTTGCAAAAGCAAGGGTTTATTACGAATGGATACAGCAAACATATCATCCCCTTGCTGATGAACGACTGTGTTTTCGATGAAGTAGACAACGAAGTCTACTATATCCTCATCCAACTCAAAATCGTGATTCTCTAAATCCCTTAAGAAACGCTCAACAGCAAGAATGTTCTCTTCACAGTGTTCTTCCTGATGAGTAAGAACATAATCAACATAGGCTTTGGCTTTGCCAAGATTGGTAGTAGCGTGACGAAAGTCGGCAAAACGTTCTTCAAAGTCCTTATCCATCTTTCACCCGCTTCTTTTTCAACTCATTCTTGAACTTCATAACCTCTGTGAGTGGCGAGCCTTTATCTTGCTCAACCACCTCACCAAGAGACTTCGGATTCAGCATTAGCTGATTGGAATAGCTTAAGATGTCCTTTCTGAGTATTTCCATTGCTGTTAGGATTGGAACTTTTCGTTCATTCTCAGCACCAGCCTTGTTGACATAGACATCTGTCACTGGATAACCCATCTCAGCATAATCAGAGGCTAGTTTCTGGTACTGAAACAACATTCCGGCAAAAATGTCAATAATCATGTCAAACTCTTTTCGATACGTCCCCAAATCTTTCATCTGCTTGACTACTTTTGTCTTGATTGACTTTGCTGTAATTGGTTTAGCCAAAAACTACCCCCCTTTCTTGAAAATGGCTGAGTTTTTACCCCCTTTTCCTTTCAATGCCCCCGACTTGGAAAAAGTTCCCTTCACCGGTTCCCACAGGCTTCAAAAAAATTTTTTTCGAGTGGGGGGATAACGAAAATTTTCAAAAATTGAAAATTGATTTTTTTACAAAATTCATTTTTTTAATTTTTTATAAAAATCCAAAAATTGCTTTCTGCGTTTCTTTTGCCAATACAATCCTTGGCCGACTACTTTATCATTCTTTCGGTCGTGGAACGTATTATGTTTCTTGTTTGTCAATGGCAAACAATTCCATGATACAAATTCCAGCTCAGGATATTCTGACACTGGATAGATGTGATGGACCATTTCTGCTTGTGTAGAAATTCCATACCGCAAACTTTCTTGACAAAGATAGTCATGCTCTCTCATAATCTTGTCTCTGAACTTAAACCACTTTTTGGTCTTTAACGTCGGTCTTACAATCTTGTCATAAGCCATAACTACCCTTTCTATCTAAGCAAAAGAGGACAGGTCGATGACCTATCCTCACTCACAAAAGAAACTATGCTATCATAATAAACTCTTTTTCGTGAGAAAACAAGTACCCTTTTTTCTCATTTTTTACGAGTGAAATATTTAAGCTCAGATTTGTTATGTTTGAATACTGGACTCTTTCGCTCGATAGCCTTTTGTTTGTGATAGTCAGTTTCTTTCCAAAACAATCCATCTGGTTTTTGGACTGTGTATCTTAGTGCATCTAAAATCATTTCTATCCCTCCTCAAAACTATACCAATTTGCCTATTGAGTTTGTCATACTGTATATTCTGTTAAACTCAGCGAAAATCTTTGAGCATTGATATAATCGCTTTTAATTCAAGCCACTATTCTAAGTTTGACAACTTTTCAATATGACAAGCTTAATAGCTAAAAAAAATAAAAAGAGTCAGATTTTAAACTTGGTCATATTCTTCTTGAATGTGACTTGCTTATCCCCGATATAGATAAGTGTCGTCCGTTCTGACGAATGGTTGAAGATGGTCATTAAGTCGTTGACCCCGTCAAACTTCTGATAGTAGAAAAAGCCGAATGTTTTTCTAATTGAGTGTGCAGCTATATTATCGATGTCCAGTTCTGCCACAACTTGTTTGAGTATCTGGTCGAATCGCTGTCTGCTAATTGATTTATTCTTTCCTTGTCTGCTCTTGAATACAAAGTGATTCAGAGGTTTACCTTTTACAAAAGCACGCATAGTTCTTTTAAGTTCTGGTGTCATTCTGACTTCACGTAGTTTTTGGGTCTTGCCTTCTCTTAGTTTGATGTCCCAACCCTGCACATCCCTTACTCTAATATTCAGGATGTCTGTGATTCTATATCCAGTATATAAAGCTGTCTCAAATAGTAAGTAGTACATCTCATTCCATTCTCTCAAGTAGTCTTCTATTTCATGGATGACATCTCTGTCAGTGATTGGATCCATTCTGTTCATATTGTCTGCCTCCTCTCAATAAAAGTAAAAAGTCAGCAACTAGACTGACTTTTTGATGTTTTGTTTTAGAAGTTCATGCTACAATAATAAATCGTTTTTTGTGAGAATACAAGATACTTTTTTTCTCATGTTCTGCTACAGTTCGCCTTTCAAAATTGCATATTGCTCTAAAATAATTCTGCGACGTCGATAAATGGTAGCGCGGCTCATAAATTTCTGGTCTGCGATTTCTTCCCAACGTAGCTGTGGATACTGCCAACGTAGATTAAATATTTCCTTGTCTTCGTCGATTAGGTTAGCAAGTAGCTTGTCCACAATCTCCTTAAAGCCTTCAAGAAACTTCAACGTTGGATCATCTGCGAGCTTGATAGCGACGGTTTCTGTGGGCTTGCTGATTCCGATTGACGGACCTGCTTGGCTGTCTGGATTTCTTGTAGTTAGCTCCAATCTGCGTAAATCTATGGTTCGCTGGATGCCTCGAAATTTGAAAAGTTCTTCGTCCAACGTTTTGAGTTCTTTGTCGTTCAGTTTCTTCAATTGTCACCTCTAAGTTCTTAAAAAACACTATCAATCCATCGAAAATGTAAGCAATGGCTCTTCCAATTTCCTGAAATGCTTTATTGATTGTCCTTATAGCGTCTGCAACTTGTTCAGGATTCAACTGGGCCAACTCTTGAGCCAGTTGTTCTTGGTCACGCTGTAAAGCCTGCTTAGCTCTCTTCTTTTTGATTCTTTTGTTCATTTTTAAAAATTACCCTCCATCCGCTTACCACAATAGCCAATAATAGAACCATCAAGCTCGCTATGATAATCATAGCTCCTAAAATTTCGATAATTTCAAGCAATATCATTTCCCACCTCTACTAAATCATGTTCATCCGCACCTTTGCGCTGAATATAGTATTGCAAGTCATGTTTCACAACCTGCATGTGTTTACATTTTAGATACATCCTCTTGACCTCCATCTCCTCGTGTTTGCTCTCTTAGCCATAGCAGAGCGAGCCATCTCATCCCAGATATAATCTGCATTTTCTAGCATGAGATTGACACATTTTTCTTTTAATCTATCAATCTCAGCTTCTTGCCTTTCGATATCTTTGTATGCTCGATTATAGAGCTCGTCTTTGGATTCGTCCAGTAACCCCAATCAACATACCTTTTCGTGTCCAGTTAGCTAGATTCTCAGCCGACTTCTGCCACATCACACAATTTATAAAATCAGCTTCTCGCTCGCCATCTTGATTTTTAAAATTACGATTGACAGCCAAGTTGAAAGTCGCGACAGCTACATTTGAGGGCGTATATCGTAGCTCAACATCACGGGTCAAGCGACCAATTAAAACAACGTTATTGATCATCTGACACCTCCATAAGTTCAGGGTTCTCGTATATGTTTCCGATGACTTCAAATGTACTCATGACAGCGTTCGGATACCCACCACCAAGGTACAAATTGAAACCTTTGTAAATTCTTACACTTCCAAAATCCTCTTCAACTTCCTGCGTTCCAAATGTAATCACTTGTCGTCTCCGGCCGTTCGTTACTACCACATCCCCCTCGAAAATCTCTGTGCCGTTCTTGTCAAAGAGACCTGTTGATTGCATGAGTTTGATATCGTCAAAACTCATAAAATTTGTTTCGCCAAATTTCCAATGCTCACCAACTAACACACTTTTTTTAAAATCTATCAAAGAAACGTCTAGCATTGTTTGCAATTCTTTATCCCACGCTCTAAATTTTGGTATCATCTTGCACCTCCTCCTCGCCGCAGTTAGGGCAATTGTATAAAATCCATTCAGGCGTTTGTATGATTTGAAAATTAACTGGCATCACTCCACCTCCCGTACTATGCTTATGTTATATTTATATCCGTTTAATTCAAAAGGCATAACAACTCCTCTCATATTTGGTCTATAAATCAACTCAAGCATTTGTTCTAAAACAACCTTTCCGACTTTCAGCTGCGCTTCAAGTAAGCCATTATTTTCTTTCATTCTTTTACCTCCATCAACTCCAGTTTTCGCTTTTCCATTTTTCGCACATAATTAAATCTAGCTCGTTTTCGTAGATATTCCCCAACACTTCACAGTTTTTTAAAAAAGGAGTTTCAAAAGGGGAGTAAGTGGCAGGTTCGACATTTAAGTATCCTAAATAAAAACCAATTCCGGTGATTTTAATGTCGTCATCTTCAAAGTAGTCATACTTTCCGAAGCTAACTATACAAACAAAAGAGTTAGTTGCAATGATGTCCCCCTCAAATATTTCTGTGCCGTTCTTATCTTTGAGCCCTGTTGATTTCATGAGGGTAATATTTCGAAAATTCCGCCAATAAAGACCGCCATCGTCTCTCAACTGCACTCTTTCGGTATCATTATTTCCTCCAATCCCTAATCAGCTGATTTCACTTCAATCGGAATAACCATGTCGGGATTGAAATAAATCCGATATTTCGTATCAATCCCTTTCATACCAGTAATATCTTCGACGATATACGACACATTATCAGAAATACCAATAATGTGCTTCTTGTACTTTCCTTTGTCATCTTCAGCGATGACAGACAGCTGCTTCGTTTCATTATTGTAGCTGATAGACATATTCCCTGTCATTTGAAATAGCACATCACCTTTGATTCCGTTGATAACTGTCACCTTTCGTGTGATGTTCATATCATCTGCTTCTCGTGATATGTTATGCGAAATTCTGTCAGCCTTGCGACAGCCTGCGAGCAACACAAGCGTCAATGTAAAAACTACTAGTATTTTAAATTTAAATTTCATTGTTAAACTCCTCTTCTTTTGGCAATGCTGATTCAATCAGCCAATCAAGGTTCTTTCTAGCTTTCTTCAAATCTTCCAACCCATTTTTCTTCTGATGACGGATCAGATATTTCAAGCTATTTCCGAGATAAAATCCTTTTAGCTGTTCATCTGTCATAAAATTTCTTAGAATTTCAATAGATTCCATACCATAGCGACCTTGATAATGGGTAGGCTTGTTGATGACATCCTGCTCAATTGTTTTGTGAAATGCTTGATCAGGAAGTGTCCTGCAAGCCTCAAGCCCACTTTTTTTAAAAGCTAAATCAGCAATTTGTTCACTATAGCATTTCATTTTAATTTCCTCGCCCTTTCAGATAGTTTGGAATCTCATCCCCAACTGAAATGTCATTATATTGCTCTTCAGTCACCAAAAATTTTCCATAAGCTCCAGCGGTCACAGTATAGTGACCTTGTATGACTTTCTTTTCTGTAATCTTACCAATCATTGCAGCGCCAGCATTATCTATCCGATAGATGATGACCTGATTTTCTTTCAATCGTTTATTTTCAATTCTTAAATTACGATTCCAAAAAGCGAATGTGCCACCTATGATAAGATATATCAAAGTTGTAATGCACCAGCTAACCATGTACTGTTTTTTACTAATCATCACAAATCTGCCTCCTTCACAAATACCCCATCAATCATTTTGCCCTTTCGGTCCTTGATTTCATTGTATGCAAGCTGCAAGCAACTATCTGCTGTGGTCAGATTGTGGATTGCGACAGCATGGATGGATGAATGCAATGATAGCAATTCAGGCCGAATAAACGGCAACTGTGTTTCGCTATGAAAGATATGCTTGTGAAGCTTCTGAGCCAATTCTCCCAAACTAGAAACCAAGAGCAAAAGCTCCATTTCCTGCGGACTAGCTTCAATCTCAGCCCCGTTCTTAACCTGCTGTTCCAATCCAATCAGCACTACCTGCACATCACCCAGTGCATCTTTGATAAGCGCAGGCTTTTCTTTTGCAATGCCTTCAAATAGCTCACCAGTTTCTTCCATCAGTTTTTCAAATTGCTTGACTGGATTTGCCTCATGTAGGTTTCGGTCGATAAACCATTTTTCAACTTTTTCTTCAAGCGTTTTTGTCATTTTGTTTTTCCTCCATTTTCTTTTTAACTTTAGAAGACCTCACTCTTAACTCAATCCGCGTTAGTGGGAAAAGAAGTATTAAAGCTGTTAATGCCAGCAGAAATAATAACCCCTCGCAGATGATTTTGATTAAACCGAGTGTTTTTTCAATCGGTTTAAATACATATGAGTGATACCCACACCAATAAAAGTACCGCACCCATCCTTCTTTCCCTTGCGGAAATATCTGTCGTAATAATTTAATCATTTACTTCTCCATTCTCTTTAATAGCTCCTGCTTCTGTCTCTCAAGCTCCGCTTGTTTTTCAGGACTAGTTTCATTTTTATAATCAGGATTGCTCCATTCAGGATTATTGCCGCCCGTTTTTTGGTTGGCGCTCATAGCTTTATTATTCTTTCGTGCTTGGAAATCTCGCTGTGCTTGATAAGCTTGTTCAGGAGTTTTAATTCCTTGGTTGATCCAATTGTCCAATATCCTAGCTATGTAATTGAACTTGCGAACATTATTCGCAACTGCAATCTTAACTGCCTCCAGAAATAGCTCAGTAGAGACCTTTTGATTGAGCAGATAATCGTTGATCATGTCAAATTCAAATTTGACGAGACCGCGACCAAGATTCGCTTCGACTTCTTGTACAAAGTTTTGCTTATCTTTCTTTATGTCTTTATCTATATCTTTCTTTATGTCTTTATCTATATCTTTCTTTATATCTTTATCTTTCTCTGTATCTATCTCTATATCTCCGTTGCGTTTTGTTGCATCAGTGTTGCATTGCAACGCTTTTACCTCGCGATGCTTGCGACTTCGCCTAGTACTAGCCGTTTCACTACCAACCATTTCTGGCACTTGCTCCAAAAAATACTCTCTATCAGAGTTTCTGGTCAGTAGCCCCTTACTTTCCAAAAAAATCAAAGTGATTTTGATATCTTCAACTGCCTCATCAATGACCAGAGCTATTTCCTCAGCCAGATTATCAGCAACACCATCAAAGAAAATCCGACCGCCATCCTCAAGACTCATCAACATCATTTTCAGATAAATGATTGTGTGAGTATCACCACCAGCGATTTTACGAAGCAACTTCATCTCTTTCGATTTGAAGAAATCTTGCGCAAGCTGAATCCAATAATACCGCTTGTTTACATTTACCAATATCTCTACCTCCTATGCTGCTTTTACTTGTTTAGTTACTCGTAACCACTTCTTAGCTACATCCCAAACTTCATCTGGCACATCATGGTTATATTTCGCTCTAAATTGGACGATTTCGCCTGATCTTACCTCCAAAGTGTAAAGAGGTATATTTGGACTGCTAGAAAGTCTTACAAAGACAATCATGGTCTGCCCTTTTAGATGACGTTCAGTGTAAGAGCTGACGCAGTGATGCAATTTCTTGCCCTCGTAGATTAGCTCTGCCACACGGTTAGGAACGTGGAAACTGTACCCTTCAACCACTCTATCAAGCTCAACTCTGCGCTTGAATTCAGCCTCAAGTTTCTTCTCATGTTCTTTCTTGGCTCTCGTTTCTTCCTCTCTAGCAAGCCTGCGCTGCTCTGCTCGAAATTGATTGTATAGCTCGCAAGTATGCTGGTGTATTCCCTGAAAATCCTTCGGCACTATCATTGCGTCACCCTCTGGCTCAATTCCCATTTGCTCAAGCATATTCAGATAGTCTGTGTATTCCTGAAAATCAACCTTGTTCTTGATAACCCAATTCTGGAATTTATTGATCCCAATGTTGGTTGGGATTTTTTTAATATCCTGAAAATCCAAAAACTGCTCAATCCCCGAAACTAACTTACCGTTTCGTTGCTGAATTCTGCGTCCTAGCTCAAAATCTCTGAAACTTCTATCGGAGTTTTTGAAAAATTGCTTGTTTTTTTGAAGCCACTTACGATTGAGGGTGCGCATATCTACAGCACTCTTCCATCGATTTCTGATCCAGTTACCAGGATGCATGATTTCGTCAGCCAATCTATGTGCATTGATTTTCTGAGCAAACTCAATCTCAAACTTATATTTATACATCCGTTCGATTTCCCAATAATTCAGATGATCAAATTGGATATATTTAAGCTCCGATACCTCTTTTAATCGACTATTCCAATTATTAGGGTAGAATTTGTTACCTGTATACGGGCCCCCTCCTACAAAATTATGAATTAAAAACGGAAGATACCGATTAGTATAGTCTCGGCCTATTTTGATATGCCTGTCATTTTCAAAGCGTTCGAGATTAGCTAGTGCATGCTTTACTGTCTGGTGACCGTTATCTACTCTTGAAGTAAACTCATAGGACTGGATTTCAATTCTCTTGGCCGTGCAAAGCACGATAGAGAAAAAGTAGGTCTTGTCGTAAAAAGTCAATCTTGATGACTTTGTCAGCTTTTTTTCGACACAAAAACCAAGAGATTGGTCAGATGCGATAATTGTTTGACTTTTGTTGAACCATTTGTAGGTCCTGATTTGTGAATAACACCAATCCCAGAATGCTTTAGGAGGCTTCAGACGACGCTCAGCTTCTCGCTTACATTGTTCATGTTTCATTCATCCAGAAAGTCGAAAATACTCATTTGAGTTTCGACTACTCCTTTCTCTTTTTTAACTTTCTTCTTAGCCGGTTCAGGATCTGCAGCTTTGACTACATTCAGTTTGTCATTGACTTTTTTCACACTTTCGACTGGCACTTGTTTGATATTCTCCAGCTTACTGTTGGATAAGAAATACTCACGAATCCAGCCAAAGACTGTATTATCATCAATGCAGGCTACCCCGTTCTTTGCAAATTCCCGAGCCTTTCCTTTAGCATAGTCAAGCGAACATTTGATAGTGTAGCCATCTTTTAGAATTCCCTGAAATAACTCATCGTCATCTTGTTCACAAATCCAATTATGGATGCGGTCTTCAGACGGGCTGTGTTCCTGATTCATTTCTTTTAGCATTTTGTCTAATACTTGTTGTTTTATATCACTACTCATGATCAGTCTTTTCCTCCTGCATACATCAAATCTCAATCAACAAAGACTTCTTTGCGTGTTTTGGGATTGATGTCAACCCGTCTGCCAGTCTTGTAGTCAATAAGACCACGCTGAGTCGCAGGGGGCGTCATCACTGTTCTTGTTGATTTCTTAGCTCTGAGAGCTTTCTTGAGCTTAACATTCATAATGAGTGATTCAATCAATACTACTGATACGATTGTTCCAACTGCAATAATTTGTAAATTGTTCATGTTATAATTCCTTTTGTTCTTTTTTAAATAGCTGTTCTTTGCCAATTCTCGTGATACCATTCAATAACTGCATCACGAGGAAATTTGTCACGCTTCCCTTCAATTCGTGGGAAGTCTTTATGTCGGTAGAAACGTTCATCAAAAGTTCCTGTATCTTTTGTGCCTAAAAGCATTTCAGCACATTGAGACTTGTTGAGTTCCATTGGATAGCGCCGTTTTTCATCTGTCACAACGTGCATAACCTTTAATGCTCTATCCATCAGACCAGCTTCAAACTGATCCAATAGTTGATTCATTAGATCATTCATGATATAATCCTCTTGTATCTTTATATGTGAGCCTGATTGCCGTCAGGCTTTTTTTCTTGTGCCCAGTAATTTTCTAAATTTACGGACATCACAGCAGCAAGGTTTTTCTGCTCTGTCAATATTTGTCTTTGGTAAGGTGCCAATCCTGCTTTGCGCTCTTCCTCGTTTTTTGGCAAATAATAGCCACTAGGATGAGCTTTTTTAGCTACAATCGGTTGCCTGAAATTCACTCGCAAGCTCTCAATCACTTCTTCTAGCTTTCGCTTTGAAAGACCTGTGCTTATTCTCAATTCGCTTGCTTGAATTGGAAAGTCAAAAGTTGCACTGTTTTTAATAGTATTAAGAACAGTGATTTCAATTGGCAACATTTCTCTAGTTACAGTCATTCATCTAAATTCCTTTCTGTGATATAATTAAATTAAATAATTAAGGGGATAATAGTATGATCAAATTGCTAGAAATATTTAACACTCTTACAGCTCCGATTGGATTATTTTTGACTATCTATACTTTCAGAGTAGCTTTTATAACTCGTGGAAAATTAGAAGAGGCACAAGAAATTAGCCTATTCCAGCAAGAAAATGACTACTATCTCGGTCAAATGGAAGCTATCAAAACTCTCATCGATAACATTGACGACAGACAATCAGCTATCCCTGAAAAAATTTTTGTTCAACTGTATAAACTAATGTCAAAATTTGAAAGTAACTTTCCATATTTGACAAAACATAACAAGTTGATTGCAGAACCACTTAATAAATATAAAGAGATAAAAAATGAAAGAGAAGTCAAATACGCAGACTTTGTAGATATTTTTAATGATCTAGAAAGCATGTTTTCAAACCGAAAGGACTTAAAATAATGGAAAATCTAATTGATGAACTTTGCACACTAACTATTGAGCACAAGCTCAAATGGGACACTATAGATCACCTAATCATTGACGGACAGCCATACTACCAGAAATTCCAACACATCCTTGCTGATAAATCTTTTTTTACATCCTACAAAGGTCAGACCATCATCGTACTTTATGGTGAAGTACGTGATTTTCTACGCCAACGAACAGTTTCAAATTTTTTCCTTCAAACCTATGTAAACGGTCAAATTAAGCGACTAGAATTCCCGGAAGTTGAAATTGTCAAACTCCACACACTCATCTCACTATCGCTTTAAATCATCCCAATAAAACCTGATTACTCTGTTTAACAATTTATGTTCACGTAAATTTCGACGGATGATAACCAAATTTGTCACGATTACAACGATGTTGAAAATAAAAATGATAATAGCCATCACTCTTCCTCCAAATCTACCCAGCTGTCAGAAATTCGCAGCACATCACAAACTCGATTTTTAAGTTTATCACTGCCTTTGCCATACTTTAATAGCTCTGAGATAGTCGGTTTTTTGACCCCGCATGCTCGTGCCAAATGTGTCTGCGTCATATTTTCTTCATTCAGCTTGTCCTTGACAAGTTGAATCCATTTTTTGTGTTGTTGACTCATGTTTTTTCCTTTCTTTTTGATATAATGAAAACAAAAATGTATGAGGTATAGAAATGAAATTTGAACCAGAATTAGTTAGAGATATCCTACTTGATATTGAAAAATTACATCAATATCCAAAACCGTTTATTTTTTCTGATAACTCAAAATTTGACAAAGCTAGCAAGTATGATACAAATGTAATTGTTTATCACTGCAAATTACTAAATGAAGCTGGTTTCATAAATTGGTCACCAACTTTTGATGGTTCTGGTTCTCTATATATAGCCTTTATTAACGGTATGACTTATGAAGGACATCAGTTTTTAGATTCTGTTAGAAGTCCTAAAGTTTGGAGAGAGACTAAGGAGGTTGCTGGAAAAATCGGAGTATTTTCCCTCAATTTCCTCTCACAAACTGCCTCTCAAATTATCGCTAACTTAGCTTCAAATCCAGACTTATTTACTAAGTAAACTTCCTGGAAATGATTGTGCAATCGACATTTCTTGAAAATCTCCCTTATCAGCAACTTGCATATAGTCAACTTGAATAAGTGTCTCAGGAACTTCATCTTCTTTACTTCCCCAAACAATTTTTAAACCTCTTAAGCCAATTTTTTCAGCTTGAAAGTCAATACCATTTAGAATGATACGAGGGATACTTGAATCACTGTTAATCTTAATCTCTAGAGATTGGATTGATAGTAATTTTTTTCTTTCTTGGCTCATTGCCTTCCTCCTTTTTAAAAAATTAACTAAAAAGTTAGCTAACTTATTGACAAACTTAGTCAAATGTTTTAAAATTAGAACATAGAGAAAAGACTTACTAAAATGTAAGGTTGACCTATAAAAACGACGCCAATCAATTTTTTAAGGCTTTATTTTTTAGTTGTCTTGTTCGCTAACTCTTTAGCTTACGAATATAATTTTAAAACATTTGACTAAAATTGTCAACAGTTTTATACAAATATTTTAAAATATTTTTTCGTTATGCTTAGAAAGGTTGATAATTCAATGTTTGTAGCATTCGACAAAATAAAAGAATTAGCTGATAAACAAGGGATTTCTATAAATGTTTTAGAAGAAAAGCTAGGATATGGAACAAATACTCTTTATCGCTTAAAAAGAAGTAATCCTAGTTCTAAAGTATTGAGAGAAATTGCTGATTATTTCGGTGTATCTACTGATTATCTTTTAGGTAGGACGGATAATCCTAAAATCGCTAATGATCAAGAAAAGTTCTTCTTTGAAGGAAAAGAAGTGGATGTCGAGCAATTAGCCAGCACCGCTATGAGATTTAACGGTAAACCGTTGACTGATCAAGATAAAAAATCCATACAAAGTATCATAGAGGCCTTCCTACGAAGTCAAGAGGGCGGCAATGGTTAAACAAAAAATTCATTTATTTATTGACGATTCTGGAAGATTAGAGAAAAACTCTAACTACTTTGTCTATGCAGGTCACTGTTTTATTGGAGACTCTCCAAAAAATAAAGCTAAAGGACGGTACAAAAAACTAGTGCACCAGATAGCTGAAGCTAATAACTTCGAGTTTGAATTAAAAGCTTCCAATCTCGAAAACATGAACCACCGCTCTTCTCTCTATCGTATCTTGCAAAATGAAATCAGCTTTGATGTCAGTATGAAAGTTTCAAATCTAAAAGAATATATACTCGCTGATAAAAAATCTAGACAACGATTTAAAGACTATGCGATTAGACGAGTTGTAAAAAAGCTATTTCAACATCTAATAACTCAAAACCTAATTGATCCAAATCAAGATATTGAACTACATATCAATATTGATCAACAAGGCTTTGCGACAAATGGACTTTATGGACTAGGGGATGGAGTATTTGAAGAGTTGCATGAGGGGATTTATAATTTCAATTATGAAAAATTCTATTCCCCTATCCTAAATGCTGACTTTTCTGTCTATACTCGCTCTTGTGTATCAGAAAATGACTATCTCATACAAGCAGCCGATATTCTCGCAAATAGAGTATGGAACTCATATGTCCATAATAGGTTACCATTACGAACAATACCAAACCATATTCACTTATGGTTACCTTAGAAATAAAAAAGTTAGCTAACTAGTTGACAAAAGACCTTCAAGTGTTGTACAATTTAAGTACAGGTTAAAAACACTGTTAAATCAAGCAGATAAGAGATTTATTAATTAAGCGTATGTGAAGTACGTCTCCCTGCTTGGAAAAGGTCTTGTTATCATAACAAGACCTTTTTTAATTATATGCAATCAATAAAAGGATGATATTTATGACAGAAAAAGAACTTTTTCAAGAGTTCGGTATTAGAATTTCTGTTTTTGATAACGAAGTATACAATATGTATAGTAACGAAGCATTCTATATCTCTCACTTAAAAACCATGTTTATTAGTTCGAAAATTCCACACGAAGACAGAATAAAAGTTATTCTGCATGAGTTGGGTCATAAAAATCATCTTCCACATCTCTATACTGTTTTCAGGGAAAAATACGAAACACAGGCCAATCGTCATATGATTCACTACCTTGTAAAAGCTGAACTAGAGGAGTGTGAAGATAAAGAACATTTCAACTATCTTGACTTTATGAAAAAATATAAATTAAAAACTGTTGCCGACGAAACAATGATCAAAGAAGAATTTAATAATTTAGCAAATATAATTTAAGGAGATAAAATATGGCATTATTTGGAAACAACGCAAAAAAACAAGCAAAACTTGATGCAGAAAAAGAAAAATATTATATGGCTTCTCGTGAATTTTACGAAGAAGCTGATATGCTCAATATTTGGGAAAAATACCCTGAACATGTCGCACAAGCTGGAAATATCATGAAAAACAAGCTGTACTCTTCATTGACTGCAAACAGTGCCAACCTTTATGAAATGGTTCAAATCCAACAAAATTGGATTAAAATTAAACAAAATGAAGAAATAATTGAATTACTAAAAAATCTTAATAAATAAAAAAAGCCCTACGCTCAAATTTTGGTCGAAGAGAGCGTAAGGCAAATCATGTATAGTAAAAGCCTGCTTTGCAGTAGGTCTCTTTACTATACCCATTTTAACAGAAAATGAGGTAAAAAACAAATGGCATATTATCGTAAAAGGGATAACAACTGGGAATATCGCATATCTTACAAAGATGAAAAAGGCAAGTTCCGCCAAAAATCCAAGGGAGGATTCAAGACTAAAAAACTTGCTCAGGCAGCAGCAATGGAAGTCGAAAAGAAATTGACCCAAAATATTCTGACTGATGGTGAGGTGACTCTGTATGACTTTGTCAAGACTTGGTCTGAGGTCTATAAGCGTCCTTATGTAAAAGATAAGACCTGGGAAACTTACTCGAAGAACTTTAAGCACATCAAAACCTATTTCCAAGATTTGATGGTCAAAGATATTACACCTCTTTACTACCAGAAAAAGTTGAATGAGTTTGGTGAGAAATATGCCCAAGAAACTCTTGAAAAATTCCACTATCAAATAAAGGGGGCTATGAAAGTTGCGGTAAGGGAGCAAGTTATCACCTTTAATTTTGCAGAAAGTGCCAAAGTAAAATCTCAGATTGAGCCTAAAAATGAAGAAAATGACTTTTTGGAGGAGTGGGAATATAAGGCTCTCTTAGCCCTCACAAGAGAGAACATCCAATATATATCCTATTTCACCCTCTACCTTCTTGCTATTACAGGATTGCGTTTTTCTGAAGCTATGGGTCTAACCTGGAGCGATATTGACTTCAAAAGTGGCATCATAGACATTAACAAGAGTTTTGACTACTCAAATACTCAAGATTTTGCAGATTTGAAGAATGAATCATCAAAAAGAAAAGTCCCAATTGATGCAAATACAATAGAACTTCTTCGTGAATATAAGAAAAATTATTGGCAAGCTAATATCAAGAATAGAGTTTGCTTCGGTGTGTCTAATTCAGCTTGTAATAAATTGATTAAGAAAATCGTGGGTAGAAAAGTTAGAAATCATTCTTTACGGCACACATATGCTTCATTTTTGATTTTGAATGGGGTTGATATAGTTACCATTTCAAAATTATTAGGACACGAAAGCCCAGACATCACATTGAAAATTTATACACACCAGATGGAAGCTCTGGCAGAAAGAAATTACGAGAAAATCAAAAATATTTTCTTAGTTGCATAATTTGGGGTGAATTTGGGGCGAAATGCCCGTAAACCTTTATAAATCAAGGGTATTAAATCCGTCTACCGCCTTTCAATACCTAATTTAACAGGAATTAACCGAATGAAAAGCCCGTAAAGTCGGGCTTTTTTGATTTTCCGTCA